TCTGAACTTCCTGTGCTGTAGTCCTTTCACTATCCCTTACACTTAAGATAAGGAATGCTTCATTTAGTCTTCGCTCTAGCTGATTCATAAGCTCGTAAGCTGTACGGAAATCTGCTGTCTTCCCAACTTGTACAACGCCTATATCATCTGGTCGTCCTTGGACGATTGCTCCGTTACCTGCAGCTGCTAGTGTCTGGGGTTTAGTAGTACTTGAAGGTGATACAGTAAAGACGACTTTAGCAGCTGCTGCAGACCCTTCTACGAGTGCCTGAGAGAGTGCTTCAAGTGACTTAAGATCTCCTATAAATTGTCCTACTCTACCACGCCCGTAGGGTTCTCCATCTACTGTGTTAAATCTGAGGGGTAGCCATGGTGTAGCGTCAACTGGTGCTTTACTAAATGATTCATCTAGTACATTACCATATACTTCTTGATGCCATACGAATCTGTTGTTCTCTCTAGTGACGTGTGTATATACATCACACTCTTCAGCTTCATGTGGCTCTTCTTCTACAACGTTATCTTCTTCATAATCTTGGGGTAGATACTTCTCTATTAACTTTTTATTGATGCGCTCTCTTGTGACTATTTCAATCACTTGACCGTTACCATCTCGTTCTATAACAAAGCGATTCAACGGATATAATTTCAGGTTATCTTTACCCATAAAGATTAGAGCGTTACCACCTACAACTAAATGCTGCAATGCTTGGTGTATTACTACACGGTCATCTGATGCTGCAATTATTTCAAGGATAGTACGCTCTATCTTAGCAAAGGATAAATCTAATTCTGATCTTATTTCTGGTGAAAACTGTTCTCCTAGTTGAGACTCATCTACCTGTAGCTTAAAGAAACTTGTCTGTGGTGGTACCAGACTAAGTGATAGCTTTGAGGCTAAGGCTACTACACCTTTAGCCCCAACGCTTTGCCAGGGAGTCTTCAACTGTTTCATACCTTTTGTGTTCTCTTCGTGACCACTTATAAGGTATGGTAGGGTCAGCTTTGATGCGTCTTCCGCTTCGTTTAGAAATTGTGAACGGTCACTAGCTAAATAGTCATAGCGTTCTTTTGCTGTCATGATTAAATGTTTAGTGAACTAATTCTTAACCCAGATCTATTAAATACATTACGAGGTGTCCTAGATCTTACAAGACCACCTGGTTGAGATGACCCTGCTCTACGTACACCTTTAACTTGTTTATTTAAAGTGGTTCCAGGTGAACCATATGATGCAGCAGTTCTAGCACGTTCTGCATCTTGTATTTGCATCTCTCTGAATCGTTTGTTAGCATCGTAGTATTCATCTTGTGATGATTTCTGCTCTGCTAAAGTTGCTTTATAATCTTTAATATCTTCTCTGAATCCTCCTAGTTGATAAGTAACATCCTCTTGCATACCAGAGACATTTCCTTGTAGATCAGAAAAATCTCCTTGTAGACCAGAGATGTTTTCTTGTAGCCCTTGTCTAGCTGCTTCACTTGTCTGACCTAAGCTAGATAAAGCTTGACCTAAACCTGAAGCTATCTGTTGTCTAGCTGCTTCACTTGTCTGACCTAAGCTAGCTATATCTTGACCAAAACCTGAAGCTAACTGTTGTCTAGCTGCAGCACTCTGTTGACCTAGACCTTGCAATGATTGATCTAGTCTAGCAAATTCTGCTTCACTTTGTTCTGAAAAATCTTTTTGAGCAGATCCTAGTAGAGTAGTTTCCATACCTAAGTCTCTTCTTAACTCATCAATCTGTGTACCAAATACTCTATCTTGAGCAGCTAAATCTTGACTCGACTGATAGTATGCAGCAAACTGATCCTGCTGTAGTCTATCAAAGTCTCTAGCTTGTTCAAGTCTAGCACGTTCTGCATCTGAACTAGCTTGATTAATTAAACTTGTATAATCATCTGTCAAAGATTGTGATCCTAAAGCCCAATCTCTTTGCCACTGATTACCTAATTCCGATAGCTGTGCTGATAAATCTCTAGTCTGTATTCCATCAGCAATACGTTGCTGCTCTTGTGCTTGAGCAAAGCTCTGTCTAAATGCTTCAGCTTGTGCATCATTTCCTAATTGATAATTTTCTAATTGATCAGCAAAGTCTTTTCTTTGTATAGCTGCCCTTTCCTCCCATGCAGTACGCTCATCTTCCCTTTGAACACCGTATATCTCCTGAATATTTTTGACTTGTGCATCATACTCTTCTTCTTCAGTCTTCAATTGAGTCTCATAAGTTCTCTGTTGTTGATCGTATGCGTCTGTCCAATCAGCTGTCGTTTGATTCCAAGCACTTAACGTCTTATCCCATCCATCTGATACTTTATTCCAGTTTTTAGTTTTTTTATCCAGTAATAGATTGTACTCACCTACTTGTTCAGCTAATCGTAAGTCTAAGCCTGCTGTATCAAGATAATTTTGCTCTAAGTTTGCTGTATCAGTATAGTTAGATGTGAAATCATTATAAGATTTATTCAAGGCTGCTATTTCTTGTTGCTGCCTTTGGTTTTCATACATCCTGTCCAGATTCCAGTCTTCTAGATTCTTAAATTTACCACTGTATTGTCTCTCTCTCGCTTCAGCATCATTAGTCCAGTTTCTTATCCATGCATCATTGTAAGTATTTTCAGTAGTATGGTGGTAGGTTTTATTACCACCTCCTAACCAACCCATTTGTTTAACCTCCTATTTTTGATTTAAAATTATCTCGAAGTTTAAATGAAATTTCCTCCATTTTCTTTTCACCCTGAGTTATCAGAGCTACTAAAGGAACAATTTCATTCAGACCTTCTTTATAAAAGTGTGCATACATTTGTTCTAAGTTATCTCCATTCAACCATCTATTAGAAGCGACCCATTGATTATATAATACTACATGTTGAGAAAATAATAAATCATAGTTATCTCTAAAGAATTTATTAGATGGTAATGAGATGAATAACATTTTGTATGTATCTGTAATGTCAGTTGCAGTTACTGGATAATCTTGATCATACACATCATCCCAAACTCTTAGAGCTGCACATAGTATATGAATATATTCTTGTGCTGATTTATTACCACCACAACATTCATTAATTAATTCATCTCTTTTAATGTTATCTCTTTGTCGTTCCTCATATGTAGACATAGTTATTTCTCCAATCTGTTTCTCAACCACTCAATAACTGAGCGTTGTCCTGCTTTATACATGATGCATGCTAGCTCCTCTTTAGGATGGGGATTAACTGGTGGGAAGTTCTCCTCCATCTCTAGTAGTAGTGACTCAGGATTAGGTCCGAGTAATGGTTCAAGCGTATTGGGGTAAGTTGACATTGCTATGTTCAAAGAATGCGGGCATGCGGGCTGCTCTGGTGTCAGAAAGTTGTGGGGCTTTACCCTCATACATTAATCGATCTGATGAATCCAGCCAAAAATTTTTGTCCAAATATTTATCGGTAGTATTAATACCTAAAGGCTGAAATATCCAATTAATTGTGGCCTTCCTAAGTTTGTCCAAAGAATTACTAGGGCGTAAACCCATAGCAGAACAAACGAGAGAATTACAGGCAACGTGTATTTGTTCATCTCTGGAAATATCAGCTGATACCGTTCTGAGACCAGGATCACCACAAAACCTAAAGAAAGGCAAAATAACAAAGAATATAGCACGTTCAGCTACCAATGCTTTCAATATAGTGTGGTCAGGGTGGGCTTCCCAAGCATCTCGTAGCCTGAAAGCCTCATACTCTGACTGTGAATCCGTCCCAATAGCATTCGTAATGAATCCAAGGGCTTGATCATGTTTAATCTCATCTTTTACGTTTGACTCTAAAAGAGTCCGTGCAGATCTGGGAACCTCTTTTTCAAGTGCCTCTGTAATAAACTCGCCAACTGGTAACTCCATATGGCGTATTGCGAGAGCACGGTAGATGGCCTCTTCAGATCCGTGTTTAAGCTCACCAGCTGTAGTTTGGACTGGGTTCCAAGTTCTCTTTCTATTGAGTAATTTTTCATAAGGGTTTTTCATTCTTGACAATCGCAGGTTATCGGGTTTTCTTGTAAAATACCCTGCAAGTAAT